ATGACTGAACTGGGAGAAGCTAAATGGTAGACATGGTGAACCACCCGCCGCACTACACACGCGGCGGCGTGGAGTGCATCGACGCGCTCGCGTCAGCGACCGCAGGGCTGGAAGGGCTTGATGCGGTCTGCACCGCCAACGCCATCAAATACTTGTGGCGCTGGAAACAGAAGAACGGCGTTGAGGACTTGCGGAAGGCTCAGTGGTATATCAGCAAGCTCATTGAGACATCTGTAGTGCCGCAGCCCGACCTTCTTCGACGCGCCTCGCCCAGCCCCGGCCAAACGTGGGCCAAGTGGGCAGCGTCTGAAGATAGACAAGACGATTGTCTTGGAACTTGTTGATGACGTCAGACGCCGGCATGGCAGCGACGGCCTTGAGGGTCATGGGGCCGATCGCGCCGTCCGGCGTTGCACCGATTGCTTCTTGCAAGAGCTTGGCCGCGCGGCCTGGGCCTGAGTTGATGGCGGTATCGAAGACCACGTAGTCGACACCCGCCGGCAGATCGTCGGCGCGCACCTTGTCCCAATAGCGCTCCTTGTAGAGCGGCGCCACGTCGCTGGGCTGGAGATCGCGCATGTCCTGCTCGGTCACGGGGCGACCGCACCACTTCTCCCACGTCGCCTTGGTGCAGCCCAAGTTGGTGATGCCGCCGGGATCGGACGGGTGGTTTACGTAGCCGCCCTCGTGATGCAGCACAGCCGCCAGCGCCCGCTCCCAGTTCTCTTTCATTTCTTGCTCTCAATCGTATCTTGCTTGGCCTTGCTGCCGGCGCTGCTGCCAAAGAAGAAGTTGAGGATTGTGGCCACTACGGTCGCCAAGATGAAGCCCAGCACCGTGTCAGCAAAGCGCACGTTGTCGGTAGGGATTGTCACCATCGTAATCATAAAGATGTAGCTCGCTGCGACCAGCGACCAGAAGGTCGCCAGCACGTAGACGAACGATCGGCTGATGCCGTTGCCGTTGATGAGCGCGGCGATCTGCATCGCGCGGGCGTCTGCCGTGTTCTTGTTCGCCTGCTCGACCATGAACTCTTCATGCTGCATCGCGCGCTCGCGTAGGCGCGTGATGTCCTCGGCGTTCATGTCGGGCTTAAGTTCAACGCCCGTCTTCTCTTGAACGTAGTCAAGCCCCTTGTCCACGACCGCTTGCGCGACCTTGGGCAGATTGTTCTGGATGAGGGTAGATACGATACCAGCGACGATGGGTAGCATCAGTAACTAACCTCCGCAAGGGCCAACATCAGGACGGTCATTAACAAGACGATGATGCCGAAGATGTAGTTCATTTTAGGTGAAACGTAAGATTCTTGTGCCGTGGATAAGTCACCACCTTTTCCCCTTCTGGGCACTTGTACTTGATAGTCGCCAGCAGCGTAGCTTTTCCCGGCGCGGGTGTTTCTCTTAGCGTCAGGTAATAGGTAAAGGTATCAATGTCTGGGCCGGCAGGGCCGGAGAACTTAGGGTTGGACGACACCGCTTCTAAAACTACGCCCTTGCCATCTCTAATCGCCGGGACAAAAGATTCGACTGAGCAGTCATCCCGCTTTTTGATTCTGGCTACCGTTACCGAAATCGGCTCACCAATACTGGCAGGCTCAATCTGGAAGTGTTCCGGTGCCCACTCGATGATGGTTCTATCCACCCAGCCAAACTTGTCGAACAACGTATACCCGCCGCCGAGCGCAGCAATACTAGCCGCCACCGCACCAATTGCTTTATGTAAGTCAATCATTCCGGCCACCGATCCACCATGAACATGACGATGTGAAAGAGAATCAGCGCGCCTGTGGCCACGACGACGGCGATCAAACCTGCATCACTTGCGTTCTTGATGAACTTCTTGCGCCGCCTGATCTGTTCGTAAATCATCTTCTCGCGCTGCTCTTTGATGCGCCGTCGCATTTGCACAAACTCAACGTAGCCATCGCGGCCAAGGTGCTGGAGCGGTCCGTAGTGGAACCAGTGGTACAGCGTCTTTTCCATTTCCTTGATCTTGACCTGGGCGGCGTAGGCGTCAAACGCCTCAACGGTGGCTGATTTGGAAAAGGTGAGTTTTTTGAAGAGCGGGGGCTTGGCCTGCTCGCCGTTCATCCACTCTTGCAGGTCACTGACGGCGCCGGCCCACTTGCCGAGCTGGCCAAAGACATCCTCGGCCTCACGCCCCAGCTCCACCGCCTTCTTCAGCCCGTTGAAGACGGCAGTCGCAGTCGCCAACAGACTGATTGGGTCTAGCATCTCACACCTTTAACACGAGCCCCAAGAGCAGCATGATGATCGCGCCCGCAGTGCCGATCAAGATATGCTCCAGCCGCTTGATGCGCAGGATCGTCTCTTTCCATCGTTCCGCGCACACCGCTTCATGCGTTGACAAGCGAGCCTCCACTTCGTTTGCTGATGTCATCACTCTGCTCCATAAACTGCCGCCCCTGCTGTCACTGCGGAGCCGGTAGGAATCCACGACCTGTCGTCTGACAACGCCTTTAGCACCTTGTTGCGCTGAACTGCGGGAACTTTCTCAAGCGCTTTGAGCAAGTCCTCATTGCTGCGCAACGACTTAATGATGATGTCCATTGTCTTGACGTCTGCTTTTGCACCCAAGATCGTCAAAATGCGATTGCTGGCGGTCACTGTTGGGTCAAAGAACGCCGGCAATTTAAACATGCCTTTGTTGCGCTGCAAGATGCCTTCGATTGGCTCGCGGCCTTCACCGATCGCCGTCTCAATCGCGCCGCGCCGTTCGATGCCTTCCGCCAACTTGTTAAGCGTCGGATACTTGGCGCCCATCTCTTTAACGATGTCGTAGTTGCCGACGCCGAACACCTTCTCGATCTCTTTCGGATTGTCGCCGCGCACCAAGCGCACGTACTCGTCAGGCGAACGCTTGAACAAGTCGAGCGCTTTGGCCGCCAGCTTCTGCTGGTTGACTTCTGTCATGCCAGACTCAAAAGCGTCCAGATAGCTGCGCCAACCTTTACCGCCAGCCGCCTCAATGGCGTCGTCGATGATGGGTTTGATGCGAGACAAGACGCCCGCTGCCACCTGACGGGCTGCGGGGGAGTCTGGGTCTTTAAACAAAGTCTCAATAGCACTGTTGACAGAGTTCTTGCGCAGCGCGTACAGCGCATCGGGAGAGATGATTCCGCCGGCCTTTGTCCACTTATCAATGTCGCGGATGACCTTCCCAAGCGCGGCCTCGAATTGGTCGTTGCCGGCCATCTCGTCAATCTTGCCAAGTTCTTTGACCTTGCCGATAAAGTCAGCCGGGCGCAGCGGCTTCAAGCCTTCGGCCTCTAGGCTGTCCAGTTGGTACTTGGCAAAGCGCGCCGCGTCACCAAACAGCAGCGATTCATCAGCCGATTTTGCCGCGTAATTTTCGGCATTGTCTGCCATTTGCATTAGCCGTTCGCTGCGATCTGGGCGCTGACCCATGAGAACTTGCGGCTGCGCGGCTTCTTCACCTGCGCGTGCTTTGGCGGTAGTTTTTGCGCGCTCTAGCATGCGAACATCTTCGACCTTGCCAGTTGCGGCGCCTTGGAAACGTGAGACGTCAGTCTCAAGCCCAGGCGCGTACTTCCCTGCCAGCCCAGCCTCACTCAACGCCTGCTCGCGCATCGGCGCGGTCAAACCGCGCAGGTTCCGTTTTGTAGCTTCGCGGGTCGCACGAGCTTCGGTCTGTGTGACGCCGCCTGCAATCCGCGCAAGCTCGTTGACTTGATCTTCACCTTGTAGGCGCCGAAGAGCGTTGATTGTGTTGTCTGGGTCTTTCTTTGCTGCAAGATCGACCAGCGAAATAAACGCGGGGCGCGACACGCCAACAAGCGCCTCGTCAGGAATTCCAGTGCCGGCTGCGCGAAGCGCTGCTATAGCGTTTGGCATGTTCTGCTCGCCAATTGCCTCGCGCAGCACGTTGACCGCGCGGCGTTGGGGCAACCCCATGCCAAGCACATCCATCGCGGCGCCGGTACCTTTTGCACCTGCCTTAATAAGACCGCTTAACGCAGGCCCAGCAACGGCACCAATGCCAGCCCCTGTTTCGATGTCTTCACCAGTCATAGCCGCAGCACCGCCACCTACGGCAGCGCCCGCGCCCATGCGCGCGGGAAGAGACGGGCCAACAAAGCCGCCAGTCTCAAGCGCTCTTGCCAAACCTGGCAAACCAGCCCGAGCGGCGCCTACCCCCAAAGCAGGACCAAGGCCCGCAGTACCTGCGATCTGAGTGCCAACGCGGCCTACTGTGCGCCCTGAGGCGTCTGGCTCAGCGCCTAGCACTTCGGTAGAAAACTGTTGGATCAGCGCGCGCCTACGCGCGTTCTCGGCAGCACTTTCAAACGGTCGTATGACCGTAGAGCCAATGCTGCCCAGCCCTTCTACAATACCGCCGCGTATGTTGCGCTCGGCTTGGGCAATTGACGCGCGCGCTTCGGGCGAAATAAAAGGAATCGCTTCAGCGGTGGACAGACGCGCGGCAGACGGCGCGGGTTCATCTAAGAAGCGAATCTTGCTCGGCTGCGGCTGTTCATCGAGGAATCTGATGCCCATGATTAGTTCACCTCTGCTGGCCTACCGCCGACAGTAATCCGTGTGCCTTTGGGCAGATTTGCCGCTTCAGCTTCGTGCACAGTGCGAAACGCGGGAACTTCCGACGGCGCTGTGCCGCGCGTCGTGCTACTGCTGCTGCGGCGGTCTGTGACGCCGGGCCGACCACCGGGCGATGGTGTTGGAGCAGGCTCTTGCGCGTAGAACTGTTTTAGATTCTCAAGAATCTTCGTCGCGGCTTCATAGCTTTGCGACGGGTCGGATATTGCGTCCAAGTTTAGTCGCAGTTCTACATTCGAGTTGAGTTCTGACGCTGACTTTCCGGTCAACTTCTTAAGCGCGGACATCAACGCCATGCGCGATGATTTAATCTCATCGCGCAAAGATTGCGCTCTAGCGCCTACTGCGCGGCCAGCAACTTGACCAGGACCGCTAGCTTCAATAGACGACAGGACGTTACTAACCGCACCGCGCTGTTCGCTTGGGATAGCGCGCTGTCGGTTTAGCTCATCAAAATTTGCTTGCAAGGTATCAAGAATGTCAAGGAATTGACCGCGCGCTGTAGCTTGCTCTGTTGCGCGTTTACCCGCCGACGGCTCTTTGCCGGCAATACCTACAACGCCTGGTGCAGTAAAGCCGCCGCCGGTGTAGAGCCGCGCATCAACCTTCAGCATGCGAGTAGGATCGTCGGGATCAACGATGTCCGTAAGCGTCGGGGCAGCGGGGCGTCCTCGCGCGTCGATAACATTGTCAACTTCAGCGCGCTGCACACTGCCAACCGGCAAACTGTCGCGCAGTTCTTGCAGGCGTTGCAGTTCAGTCTTTCTTTCAGTTGTTTGTTTGTCCGCTGCCGCACGCGCAGAAATCATTGCCGCTTCAGCGCGCTGCCGCTCGAAAGGCAACTTAGCTGCTGCGGTCGCAGCTTGCGACGTAGCTGCTCGCGCGCGCTCTTGCCCCGCCTCAGCAGTCATTTGCGCATTTGCCAAGCTGCCTCGCTGATATGCCGTCATCGACGCATTCGCGAGTCGTTTTATCGTTGACCCATCGCCATAGGTTTGAAGCATGCGAAGATCATCTTCAGTCACGCCAGGAATGCGAGCAATCTGCGGACGCACGGCGTCAAGAGTTGACTGATCACTGACGCTTGACAGAAGCTGACCCATCAGACCTATGCGGTCTGTTTGCGCCTTGATTCGAGCTGCTTCAGCTTCTCGATTTGCTTTATCTAACTTAAGCTGCGTCTCGGCGTACTGCGCGCCCTTGGCTCCAAGCCCGCGCTGTTGCAATGCTGCGACGCGCTCTTCTAAGCTCATGCCGGGTTTAAAACCAGAAAGCACCGTTTCGTAGTCTTGTTCACGGCGCTGCTCGCGCATGGCGTTCTGGATCTTCATCTCGCCCATACGCTGTTCTTGGAGGGCGTTCTGGATCTGCGCTACGCGACCTGATTGGGCTAGCGGATCGGGCAGTTGCAGCCCTTGCACTTGCAAAGCGATGTTTGGTTGAAGCGGCATAGCTATTCCTTACGGGAGGTACGACGACCGACGCAAAGCGTTTGCCAAGTCTTGATTAGCTGAATAGTTTAGGTACTGACCTAACGCCCCTGTCAAAGCATTTGTCATGCCCACTTGGCCAGCCGCTTGCGCCGCACCAATGTCGGTCGTCAGGTTGCCTGCGGTCTGCCCAAACGCGCCCGCAGCAGCTCCTTGATTAGATGCCGCCGCTTGACCCAGCGTCATCAGGCCCGACAACGGTTGCAGGCGGTTGGCGCGCTCGGTTTGGAACCGATTGAATGCGCTGCCGTACTCTTGCGAGCCCATCTCTTGACCGTAGCGCTGCAACGCCTTGCCAGTAGCGCCGGACAGCAGACCGCCCTTCGCGGCGCGGCTGGCCTCAAGCGCTTTCATGCCTTCGCTCAGCCGGAACGCATAGCCTGGGTCTTGTTGGAAGTCTGACATGCCGAACGGACGCGCAAACTTGCCGTATTCAGCCGCTGCTGTGTTGCCCGACAGCCCGAGCAGGTTAAGGAGCTGATTCTGCGCCGTGATGCCGGCTGCGCGGTAGGGCTCTTGCAGCGCCTTCTGCTCGTTGAAGATGTCACGGGCAAGCTGACGCGCCTCACGGGCTGACTCTGCTTGGATGTTTGCAGCGTCCGTGGCCGCGCGGGAGCCCATAAAGGCGCTGGCCAGCAAAGACAACGGAACACCGTAATCTTTGGCAAGTTTGGCAAAATCACTGAGATTAAACCCAGCGTTTGTAATTGCTGCTGCGTCAGCAGCGCTAATAACAGAGCCAGTTACGGGGTCTAGCACATCGCCAGCGCCGCCGTAGCCTGACAGCGCGTTAGTGGCTGCCCCCGCCCCAGTTGCTGCACCAGCGGCGGCAGCACCTAGCCCGGTAGCGGCGTCAGCGCCGGTAATTACTCCGCCGGTTGCGGCGTTCAACACATCACCAGCGCCACCGTAGCCTGCAAGGGTACCGGCACCTGCTCCAGTAGTTAGCGCGTTAGACGACCCAAGCAATCCTGCGCTGGCGTCCGCAGCAGCAAGATCCGCCATTGTCAAAGCATTTGCAGCCCCCACTGTCCCCGCAGCCGCAGGAACCCCCGCTCCTACGCCAAGCGCGTTGTAAGACTGTCCTAGCGACGCATCGATCATGTTCGCTGGGAAGTCCATCAAGATGTTCGGCCCGCCCATCGTCGCCAGCGGCGAGGTGGCAACCGGGAACGCGGTGGCGGTTTCAGCCGCAGTTTTTGCCAAGCCAATGTTTTGGTTTACAAACCCAAGTTCCATTGGGTTAGTAGCCATCGTCAATTGCACCGCAGCGTCGTACTGACCGCTTGCGATCAAAGAGTCAACGATCGGCGCGGTAGAAACGCCTGCGGTAGACGCAATATGCGCCGCAGATGCTATGTTACCTTCAGCGGCCAACTGCGACGCAAGCATCGCTGGGTCTATGCCAGAGGGCAGCGCGGCGCCTGTAGCAGCAGCAAGCTCGGCGGCTGCGGAAGCGTCCCCCATAACCGCAAGCGCCTCTGCACCGTGAGCCGCAACCAAGTCAGCGGCTGCGGCTTCGGACACTGCTTCCCCTGCCGCAGTAGCAAAACCTCCCGTTTGGTAGTACATCCCCAACGCGGCGGCAGCAACTTTAACTACGTCCGGATGAACGCCAAGCGGCCGCGCAATTGCTGACGCTACGTCGTCAACTATTCCGCCAACAGTCGTAACAAAGCCTTTGGCAAAATCTTCTAAATCTTTAAAAAAGCTCATTACGATATCTCCCTGCCGCTAACTCGTAAGCTCATAGACGCTGCAAGACTGCCAAGCGTTGAGATGGAATCGCCCAAGGTCAGGATGTGCCCTGCAATCTCAGGAAATGTGTACGCTTCGCCAGGCTGTAGCGATTTGTTCTGCACGACCAGATTGCTGCTCGCCGCAGTCTGCCCCGCCGGTACGATGTTGACGCTGATCGTTCGGACCGCAGCGCTGTAGTTGATTGCGGTCATCTTGTCAATGATCGTAGCGGTGGTGGGCGCAGTGTACTGGGTTGTCTGCACCTGCTCAACTGCTTTGGATTCAACCAACGTCCTAGCGGTGATGGGCATGTCAGTCCTCGGCAGGCAACGGCTGATTGCCTTCGGCTACCCACGCCAGATACTCTTGGTAATCACGGTTGGCGGGGTCCATCGGAATCCAAGCGCCGTCACTGATACGGCGAATAACTTGCTGCGTCAGTTGGTACATGGTCAAAGCTCCGCATTAGCTTGCCAATGGATCGAATAAAATTGACCCGCCGTGACTGCTGTAGAGCCTGTGACTGCAAAACCACTATCGCCAATATTTGCAGTGCCCGCAGTTGGAGTGACGACAGCAACAGTTGTCCAGTTTGCAGACGCCGCGTCTGGCGCGTAGGTTGTGATTGTTGGGGCGGCTCGCTTAGCTACCGCAAAGTTAACGTGCGAAGAGAATCCTTGATTAAGCACTTGACCAGTTGCATACGCGGCGCCCAATACAGAGCCTACGTTTTGCGCTGGCGCGGTTGCGTACGGAAACGATTTCTCATAGTACCGCTGGCACATGCCAAGCTCTACACCAAACGGGCGGTGCTCAAACGGCGTAGGTGTGTTGCCAACTTCCAGTTGCGCGCCTGTAATTGCAAAGATGTTGCCGATGGTGTCCAGCACGTTAACTTGCGAAGAGGTAGCTAACGCCCAGCCAGACTGCCAACTGCCCGCTACGCCTTGCCGGGTCGCGCCGCAATAAAGCGTCCATCCTACAGTCAACCCGCTTCCGTTGGTCCAGTCCCAAGTCCCAGCGGTAATCAAGCCACCGATAACCGTAATCTCTTTATATTCCCACGTATCTGCAACAGAAATGTTGTATTCCGCCACGTAGTAACGGTCAGCACTGGGGTAGTCGTTGTTATAGAACGCCACGCAATGCGTGCCAACTTTAGTCGACCGAGCCCAAAACGAAAGCGTGAAAGTTTTGCCGATAAGATCGCGCGCAGAATAGCCTTCAATTTTTTGAATTAATGTAAAAAATTCTGACGCGGTGACAGTGGGGTCAGCGGTGGCCACAGTACAACGAAGACTGTACGGAAGCGTCGGCTCGCTGGCCGGGCCATCGGAAGTTTGGGTGATTGTTAGTGATGATGAAGATGGTGTTACTGCAATACGCGAAAACCGATCAAGCGTATAAAAAGCCCCAAAACCTGTGCCGACCGTAAACGAAGTGCCGCGTTGCGCTACTTCCATCGCACCGTTGATGATCTTGTTGCGCAGACCCGCAAGCTGACCTCCGTTGTACGACTCGCCGACGATGGCGCCGCCCGTCACATTGCCGGTCAGGTTGCCAGTGACGTTGCCCGTCAGGTTGCCGGTAACGTCGCCGGTGATCGGACCGGTGATGGTGACGCCGCTGATTGTGCCGCCCGTGATGGTGACAGCGCTGGCGTTCTGCGTCGACATCGTACCTGGCGCGGTGATGTTGTCGACGGTGTACTGCGTGACGTTGCCTGCGTTAGCAAGTACAAACTTATACGCCGAACCAGCCGTCAAGAAGATGTCAGCGCGGCCTGCGGAGTCAAGAATGATTGGGTTAGTGTTGGGCGTCGTCTCTGCGGCGGTCGTGTAGGTTGTCAGCGGCGTGGTGGTCCCGGCGATGTAGGTGTACAGCTTGCCAGCCGTCAACGGATTGCCGTTGCCGTCCAGAAATTGAAACTTGAATACTGGTGCGATGGTAGCCATACAAGCCTCAAAGATTGTTTGTCACGGTCAAGATGACCGAGGGGATGCCCGGAACCGGCGCCGAAGCTGCCGCAGCAAGTATTTGACAGCTT